ATATAGCACTTTTACTTTTAACAATTATATTATCGATGATTTCTCTCAAAAACCTTGGGTAAAGACGATTGCTTATGTAACATCTTCTTTTAGAGAAATGGGATTAGCCTTTGGAGAAAGTAGTAGTAGTTTGGTTAGCGAATTCACTGCTCGTAACTATTTAGATAGTATACACAATTATAAACATTTAAGAAAGAACTTTGTTCATACAGGAAGTATACAAAATGGAGATACAGTTCATTTTGCGGCTGTAACTGCGTCTGATGATTTTAGGTTAAAAGCTACTGATATGAACGACTTTTATTTTTGGGTTAATGGAATGTTGATGGAGCCGGATGCTCTTTCGATTCAACAAAATAGCTCTACATTTGCTTTAAGTGTTAACACCTCATCTTTAGGGTATTCTTTAGACGCTGATATTGATGAAGTGGTTACTATGGGTAAATTTAATTCGTAAAAAACTTAATAGTTCCACTTTTCTTTTACTATTTTCTTATATTTATTATTATGAGAAAACGCCATTGGAAGGATAGAAAAAATAGAAAATGTCCTGATTGTAATAGATTAATCTATTATACAAGAAAAGACTCTTTTGATAGAGCAGTAGGTAACAATACAGTCTGTAAGTCGTGTGCTCAAACAGATAGAAAATTAGCCTTAGATACGATTGAAAAAATGAAACAGCCAAAAACAATTCAACACAAAAAGAAAATATCAAAAGGCTTACAGAAATGGTGGGAAACTAAAAAAAATATCGATGTAGAATGGAACAACGCAAAGAGAAGAGATTAATAAATAAAAAATACGTTTTAGTAAAAAAAAGTTATATTTATATCCATAGAGATATGATAAAGTTATAAAATTTAAAAATAAGATATGTATTAAAACAAACATAAGGAGTTAGAATTATGGCCGAAATTAAATTTAGCAACGATGACATAAAGTCATTAAATGATTTAAGTCAAGCGTATCAGACTATACAATCTTCATTCGGACAATTACGTGTTCAGAAGATTTTGGTAAGCCAGCAACAAGCTAATCTTGAAGAAGCTGAAGCTAAGCTAGAAGCTGATTACATTGACATTCAACAAAAAGAGCGTGATATAGTAAAAGAATTGAATGAAAAGTATGGTCCGGGCACATTAGATCCTGAAACTGGTATATTTACACCAACTGAAGATGTGAAGGAAGATATTTCAGAAGAGATAGCTGAAGAAGCTAAGTAATTAAAAATAAATTTCCTTACAAATTGTGTTTGAGAATTTTAAGTTATATTTATATATAACCAAAATTTTATTTAATTTAACTTAGGAGAAATCTAATGGCAGAAAGAATTGTCAGTCCTGGTGTCTTTACCAGAGAAAGGGATCTATCTTTCTTACCTGCAGGTATAGGAGAAATTGGAGCAGCTATAGTCGGACCAACAAAAGAAGGTCCTTCATTTGTTCCAACAGTAGTAACAAGCTTTGCAGACTTTGAAACGAAGTTTGGATCTTACACTACAGATTACTATACACCATATGCAGTTCAAGAATATTTTAGAGGAAACGCAGCATCAGTAACAATCGTTAAGGTTGGATATATCGGTGGTTATAAAGCTGATAGTATGAATGTTATATCGAATGGTCGTGTTGTAGCAACATTTGCACCATCCGCACAAAATTCGTCAGGCGCAGGAACTATTACTGGTTCTCTTGCTGCTACACCAATAGTAGATGGTTTTACTATGGGGTTAACCGGAAGTGGTGTTTCTGTTGAAGCTAGTTTAGGTGTTACTTCGATTCATAGTGGAACTGGCTTAACTTTAGAAAACGCTGTTCATGATGATGCTTTGACTCCAAAGCTCGGTAACGTTACAACTGCTGGTTATATGTATAGAAACTTTAGTGACCAACCGATAGTAGATTTAATTAGAAACTTTGGAGCTGCAGCCACTCCCGTATCATTAGAGTCGGTGACCAGTGGATTGAATTTCAATAGTGGAACAGAAACAGTAAATTCTACAACTTATAAATCTACCATTACTGGAAACTCAGATGCTGCTGCTGCTAGAACACCTTTTATAATTGCGCAAGATAGCACCGAATTGTTTAAGGTTTACAACAGAATAGATGGTATCGAAGGAAATCAAAACATTGTAACAATTTCTGATGTTACCAGACCATTAAATGGTAATTCAAGTCCGGATTATGCTCAATTCACACTTACAGTATCAAGAGTTAGTGCTGGTAAGGCTTCTCCATTGGAAACTTTTACAAGACTAAATTTTGATCCTGATTCATCTAACTACGCTCCAAAAGTAATTGGAGATCAGTTCAATACTGTAAGCGCTGCTGGTGAAGTAACTTTAAATGGTGATTATGCTAATCAATCGCAATATATCAGACTTGGTGATTATGATGAAAAAACATTTACTGGTAATAAGAGTCTTATGCCTATGGGATATCAAGCTCCATATAATCCGGTTGCGACTACTAAGACTGTTCCATTTGTAACAACTTCAAGTATTCAGGCAAAAGACACAACGCCGCTTGTATACAATCCAGATGTTCCTTATGGATTTAAAATAGATGAAACATATTTTCATACAATAAGTTGTTCTCTTAATCAGCAATATCAATCTGCTATTCCATCAGGTGCTACTACAGGTATTAATACTAATTTTCTATTGACAAATATGTATGGATTTGGTAGTGCTGGTGGTTCAGAAGGTATTAATGGACATAACACTCCAGCAGCTGCTGGTAGAGCGCAGGGTGATGCTACAGATCAGATAGCTAAATATTCTGGATTTGTTCTCGCCGCTTCAAAGCTTACAACATCATCTCCAAAGGTTCAGTTGAAGTTTGCTGTTCCAATGCAACATGGTTTTGATGGAAGGTCTCCAGCAATTACACCTAATACAGGTGGTGATATAACCGCTGCTAATGTAATGGGATTTGATTGTAGTGCTTCATCAAAAAGTGGTTCAGTTGCTTATAAAAAAGCTATTAATACTATAAGTAATCCTGATGAAATTGATATTAATATGTTGGTAACACCAGGCATTATTCATTCACTACACCCATCTGTTACGAATCATGCTATAGATAAGATAGAGGCGAGAGCTGATGCTTTCTATGTTATGGATTCTGCTAAGTGGGATGATACAGTAGATACTGCCGTTGCTAATGTTCAAACATTAGATACAAACTATGTAGCTACTTACTTTCCGTGGGTTAAGATTGCTAGTCCCGATACAGGAAAGGGAGAGTGGGTGCCGCCATCAGTAGTTATACCTGGTGTGATTGCTTTCACAGATAGTGTAGCTCACGAATGGTTTGCTCCTGCTGGATTGAATCGTGGTGGTTTAACTTCAGTTAGGATAGCTAAAAAGAAACTTACTCATACTGATAGAGATACTCTTTATGAGGGTAGGGTTAATCCAATTGCAACATTTCCTGGTCAAGGAGTTGTAGTGTTTGGACAAAAAACACTACAGGCTAAGCCATCTGCTTTAGATAGGATTAATGTTCGTAGATTACTAATCAGATTGAAGAAATTTATTGCGAGTTCTTCAAGATACTTAGTATTTGAACAGAATAACTCATCTACAAGAAGTAGATTCTTAAACATTGTGAATCCGTTCTTAGAATCAGTTCAATCCAATAGTGGATTAAGTGCATTCAAAGTTGTAATGGATGATACGAACAATACACCTGATGTTATCGATAGAAATCAGATGGTTGGTCAAATCTTCATTCAACCTACAAGAACAGCTGAATTTATTATTTTGGACTTCTCAGTATTGCCGACAGGCGCTGCTTTTCCTGAATAATCAGTAAATTCACATACAAAGTGCGAAAAGCCCCATTTTTATAGTGGGGTTTTTTGTTTTATTGATATTTATATACGATGAGAAGAAATTGAATCGTTAGGATCAGTAGTTCATCAATGTCTTAACACAAAAAAGGTTCAATAATAATTAATAACTAATTTGAGTAGAACTTAAATTAAATTAGGAGAAACATAATGGGAACAAGAAGTTCTTTAGCTAAACTATCCAGAGAGTTGTATCCTGGATTATCATCAATCGATCAAAATGTGGTAAACGTAGATGATGCAAATACATTCACAGGAGTTCAAACACTTAGTGCAAACTTAGTTGCAAATGCAGGACTTGTATTAGGATTACAAACTGTAGTAGCAGCTGGTTCAGACCAAGCTGGCGCAGGAGCTATCACTGCTCAAGGCGGAACAATAGTGCTTTGTTCAACTGCAGATAATACAAAGGGTATTAGATTACCACTACTATCCGCTGTAACTGTGGGTGAGGTGTATTTAATTTTAAATAACCTTTCAAACAAAACATTGGAAATATATCCTGGATCAGGCGATGCTATAAATCCAGTGTCTGATAATGGTGCTGTTACAATAGCCGCTGACACTATGCTAATATGTATAGCACAAGATGGTGTTCAATGGTTTAGTGGTGAATTACCAGTAACTGCAGCTTAATAACTAACACTTATTAAACAGTGATATTAAAGGGGAGTTTAACGCTCCCCTTTTTATTACCTGTAAAACTATGAAAAAACTATGAAATAATAAGGTATTATATCGTAACGATTTTTTAAAATGTTTATATTTATATATGAGAATTAAAATACTAACAGGAGAACTGTAATGCCAGATTTAATAGATCCTTCCGAAATAATGTTCACTCCTTTTGAACCAAAGGTTAAGAATAGGTTCATTATGTATATTGAAGGGATACCTGCATATTTAATAAAAACAGCAAATCGCCCTGCTATTACATTTGAAGAAATAGAATTAAATCATATCAATGTAAAGAGATATGTAAAAGGAAAGGGAAGTTGGGATACTTTAGAAGTTACTCTTTATGATCCAATTGTTCCATCTGGCGCACAAGCC